TTAGGCGTTTGAATACGTGGCAAAAAGTAATCCATTGTTGTTTTCGCAATGTCCATGTTTCCCCAAGTGTCATACCAAATATAGGTATGCGCACGTTTACCTTGGGCAATAGCACTTGCCACTTGCGTTTTATATGTGTATTGTTCATAAATACCGCTAGCATTGTAGCCGCCAATTTGAGCGATAGTAAATTTATCATGTGCATAGCCAAAGCGACCTTGTTCACCTTGATAAATCGCCCAATCCACACCTTGATCGCCTCTTGCAGCTAATACATTTAAAGGCATAAAAAATAGAGCGACAAGCGCTCCTACTAAAATTTTCTTTTTCATTCGTTTACTCCTTGTCTTTTAAATTGTATGCTGACACGCCTGTTACTACTCCTAAAAAAGTTGCAATAGCATTGATAGTTAAAACAACCATATCTGTTTGTTGCCAACCGTAGGCTTTGCCTAAAGTTGCTACTAAAACAGAACTAGCAGGAAGCACGGTTAGTACTCCCCATTTGATGATTTTATAATACTTATCTGGTAGAATCATTTTTTTGCTCCTTTCAATTCTATTATGTCATGTTCCGCTTCTTGCATTCGACCTTCTAATTTAAAGGTTCTTTCAATTACCCCATTATGTTTTTCTACTTTCTTTTCTAGCTGTTCAATCCTGTAAGCTGTCAAATTGGCACTAGCTACAACTCCAATAAATGCACCAACTGTACTGCCTACTAATCCTATTACAGCAACAACTATTTCATTAGACAAAATTATTCCCCCAAAATAAAAAATGCTTAGCTATTGCTAAACGATTTTTATAAAATTAATTTATATGTTACAAACTAAATGAACCATCACTCTTAGCAGTTAGTTTAACTACAGTACCAAGTCCAACTTTTCCTATTTTTGGATATGGATCATCCGTCGTCCATGTACAAGTTGCATATTGATTCCCTGTTTGTCCTGACATCAAGGTCACTCGATTTGGGTAAAGCCCGTTGCCTGGTTCAAGATGCATTTTCACTATTTTTTGGCCACTAGGTTGGGCAGTTGAGTTAACGGTAAATGGGATATTCCAGATTGCCCCTATATCTTCACCACCAGTGTTATAAGTAGCCCTGAATCCTTCTGGAATTTGTAACAAGACATTATTTTTCGGTTCAACATCAACTTTTGTCACATTCACACGCATATGACATGTAACAACATTTCCAATCCTTATACACGTTACTTCAAGTTGACTTACCACATTTGTATCTGGAGAACCTGATTGTTTATATACAAATTTGTCAAACTGTCCATTATCAACAATCATTTTGTTCCAAGTTGTCCAAGTAGCAGGACTACCTTGTCTACTCCTAATATACGTTTCGCCTTTATAAATATAAGTTTGATTGATGAATGTATTATCTGCATATACAACTAAAGCACCATAAACTGCACCCGAATAAGGCCGGTTTGCGCCAGAAGCACCGAAGACGGTGTAAATTCCTTTGTCTAAAATTTCATCCCAGTCCTGCGCCTTAATCACAGTTTTTTTAGCAACTAATGATCCGTTCTCCATCTCTGTTTTACTTACATAACGAGAATCTGATTCTGTTCGTGTATAAAAGTCTGCTGCTCGCAATTCTTCTAATGCTGCATTCATAGCATCAGTAACTGTTTTTCCAATTGCTGTAATATTTGTCTCTACAGTTTTTCCTGCCTGATTAATCTTGTTTTCACTATCTGTAGCCACCTTTGAAATACGGCCTTCTGCATCACTTACTATTTTATCAACTTGCGTTTGTAATGTATTCATTTCTGTTTTTATTGTTTCAATTCGCTTAACAACTGCATCATAATCAGTATCTATTTTTTCTAATGCAGATTGATAAGTTTCATTTAAAGCTTTAACTAATTTGTTGTATTCAGTAATTATAGTTTTTGCTTCTTCTGCATCAATGTCAGCATTTCCATAAACCGTAATCTCAAAATCATCAGTAGATTCTCTCTTGTCATCCTTCATGAAAGAAAAATATGCTAGTTCATATGAACCAGCTACAGCAAATGCCATATTGGGGAAAGTATAGGTAAATTCCCCGTTTTTTCCATTTGTGATCTCTATTCCATCAGAATCAAAAACTTTTGTTCTTTCTTCATGAGTTACGCCTTCAAAAGTAGCTACCCAGTCAGTCAAGTCAAAGGGAGCTCCATCTTTAAATATTTGAACCCTCATTGAAAAACTTTCTCCGTCTCCGACTCGACCATAAACAATTGGTCGCCCGATAGAATTTTTTGAAAGATCAAATCTTAATAAATCGCTCATGTTTCATAACCCTCCTCTTTTTGTTGTGTCAGTCTAACCTCTTCATAACCTTTTCGATACGCAACAAGGTTCCAACTAAATTCTATTAGCGCTGGGTCGCTTTTGACTACAAAATATTTTTCTTTAGTTTCTTCTACCCATATATTTCCTTTACTATAAGGAGTTAACATAACATGATAATTTTCACTTTCAGTATTCACCGTTTCTAAAAAAATAGGTTCAATATCTATTTTTATTTCACCATCAGAATCTGTAATTGCTTTACCATAGTCAGCAAAATAATATTCTGGCGTTTCGTAGGCGTTTAACAGTCGATGACCGTATGACAGTGTATCCACAAGAGAGTTTTTGGAACCAGTAACACTAAGATTTCCTGTGAAGCTTGTAGAAGTAGCGGATATACTAATCCTTCCTCCAGATGATCCTAATACTTTAGTATCATTATTCCCTATACTAAAACCATTGCTACTCACATTTAAACTAGGACTATTACTAGCTGTAGAAGAATAACCAAAGCTCCCAGGTGCAAAATTCAAACTATGACCATTACCAACAACATAAAAGTTATCTAAGTTTGCAGATCCTGACATATTATTTGTTGCGCCAAAAAATGTTAGAAATGCCTTATTAAGCTTTTTATTAAATATCGTAAAAGAACCTTCGTCTGAAACATCTAATCTAACATTTCCTTCTTTTTGATTAATTAAAGTAGTGTAAAATTTAAATATTTCTTTTCCATCACTATTTCGCGTCCAAGTTATTGCCCCATTGTCCTCTTTTAAAGAAAAGTCTTTTCCGATGGATGTAATAACTGAACCTGAAATTGTTACACCTTCAATAGCTATCGCTTTTAAAATTCCAGTATTTATAGCAGAGGCGTTTATTCCGTTAGCAGTTATTGCATTCTCGAAGCTTTTCCCCCCATCCGTTGAAATTCCGATACCCGCAGAGTTTAATATAACTATTTTATTTGAGTCATTCTTATCAATGGCAAGAATACCTGTCTTGGCATATTTCACTTCCGTTTGTGAATTGATTAAATCGGAAGTTGCTTGCTGGATTGCTGCTGTTAACCATTCATTTGGAATAGGCTTTATTCCGTTAGATATATCTGACCATGATTGAGCGTTACTAGCATCAGCTTGGTTCTTCTTATCAACTAAGTTTAGTGAATTACATGTTATATTATTTTCAATTAAATCCCCAGTAACATTAAAATTCTCAGTTACTCCAACAATTCTTATTTTTTGTTGAAAACCTAACTGTTCATTAACAGCCATAATGTAATCTCCTGGTTCAGGCAACCCATATTGATACCCGACTTTTCTCAAATCTTCTACGGTTAAATTAACAGAGATACTATAAGAAGATTCAACAATTTCCTTTAAATGTTCAAGAAAACTATCTTCTTTAGTATAGCGTTCGTCAACAATTGGGTCCGCCTCAAGCTTCCCATAAATTTCCGCTAATGGGCTGGTATATTCAACTATTAATCTTCCTTTAGTAACATCATTTGGGTCTTTGTACGCCCCAAATCCTTTCGCATACGTAACAAAATCACTTATATTGTGCTCTAACCCTAACTCTTGCATATTAAAACCTTTACGAACAATCGTTGATAAATCACTGCCTATCTTGTCAACGATGTAAAGGTTATTACCAATAATTTGAAACTCAGTGTTAGTACTATTTATAAAGTCATTAAATAACGCTAATCTATTTTTCATTCCAAAATTTTCTTTTTCGAATGCTGGTATAGTAGCAGCTAGTGAATAAGTAAAACCACTGTTTTTAAAAATAAAATCTAGATAAGCTTTTGCAGTATTTGAACCGTTTAAAGTATCATACACGCATGATTTACCCATTCTAAAGAAAAATTCATGTATGGCATCAAATTCAACAGTAATATTATTTCCATAATCAGTTGGCATGGCATAAGTTAAATAGTATTTTTCATTTTCAAATTCTACTTGCCAACCTCTGTCTATTCTGTGAAGGACATCATTATTAGTATATATAGTACCGCTAATTGATTTTTCACCATTTAGGCTTCTAACGAAAGATATATCTGCCAATGCAATAAAAGTATTTCCATCTGTATCTATGAATTGAACCATCACTACTTACTCCTTATCTATATAAGTCAACTTTATTCAATATATTTATTTCTACTTCACCAATGTTAAAAGATGTAGAAAACGGTATAAAACCAACCTCATTTGGCTTTAAAATAAAATATTCAATATTTGTCTGATCATTAATATTTAAACCATTAAGAGTGAAAGATGTTCCTTCTAACAAAAATTTATCGCCGGATAAAATATTTCTTTTACCAACATACTTAAACTCTCGTTCATCAATAGATAATTTAAATTCAGCCCCTAAATTTTTTTTTGCAATAATTTGCACTTTCCATGGCCATTCTAATTGACTGCAAGGAACAGTACCGCGATATTCAATCATTTTAGAATTTGTTATTTCTATATCATCAGGGATGGTAATTCCAAATGGTAAATCTACCGTCTTAAATGTTAGTGATACTTCGTATAGAAGGCCTACATCACTAAAGCCTTGAAAATCATAATTGATTTCTCCGTCTAATAACACTTTATATCTATAATGATATTGACGTTGCTTATCAACTCTCAACATATCGAAACCTTGCTTTTCTCCAGGTCGCTCATAACCATATAAGCTTTGATTAGTATACATTTTAGTTATATAAAATGGTTCTGTGTCTGCAAAAGTACCATTCAATTTATCTTTCATGTACTCATCTTGAAGTTCATTTTCTACATAATAATAACCACTCACAGTGATTTTTTTCTCACTATGAGTGGCTCCCAAAAATAGACTTCGGTTAGTTCCGTCTATTTTTTTAGTATTAATTTCAACAATAGAATTAGTGGAATTAATATCTATCACAAGGACACCTAGGGAGGACATCCTTGTAGATAAGTTTTCCTTTTCTATTTTTAAGTCCATAGTGTCCTCCTCTATTTCTTGTTAACCAAATTAACTTTATTTTGATTTCTTGCTTCTTTTTGTTTAACAATTGTGTATATTTTATCTCCAACAAGTTCGGTATGAACTTCAAATACTGGTTCTTGTAATTGACTAGTTTTAACTTCTTCGCTTAATTCATTCATAGATGAAGAAAGCTTATTAGAGACATTTCTAGTATCCGCCGTTAAAACAGAATTTGCTTCATATTCTTGTGATTTTATTGATGTTGCATATGCTAACGCTTGTCTATCAACTTGCTTTTGCATTCTTGACATGCCGTTAACTAAACCCATCCCAACAAATCCCCCAATTTTATCGGTAACACGTGATGGCGAATGAATATCCAGTGCTTTCCTCATAGTACGGGCTACGTTACTAGCTATATTACTAGCAGTTGCGTAAATAGAACCCGCAGAATTTGCTAAACCATTTCTCAAACCTATACCTGCATTATAACCGATATTAGAAAGCGTTGAAGTCAATCCACTAAAAATGGAGTTTATTCGACTCGTGGAAGAAATCATTATGCTTGTCATTGAATTCATGCTATTCATAACGGCACTATTCATTCTATTCATACCATTTTGAACATTATTTGCCATTGAATTGAATGCTTGAGTATTTGCAGAATTTATCCTACTGAATCCCCCGTTAATAGTACTAACAACACTATTCATTGTACCTGTCACATTTGACTTCATTGAGTTCATGGACTTCGTTACATTGTTTGACATCTGTGAAATGTCTTGCGAAGATTTATTATTAATATTTTGTGTATTATTTGATACATTTTGAAACATTTGGTTAGAGGCACTAGAAGCTTGTTGGGTAGCTTGATTCATATTAGTGCCAACAGCATTCGCAGTACCAGAGGTAGCCTGATTAACATTAGATAAAATACTATTATAGTCACTAGAGACACCATTTAGTGCACTATTAGACTCTTTTGTTGCAGCATTTGCTGCTTTAGTTGAATTTGAACTTACTACACTATTAAGGTTATTCATCGTTCCTGATACATTTGTAGCTAGTAGATTATAGTTTGAAGACGTACCATCTTTAGCTGCATTAGAAGCATTAATTGCATTGTTTGAGGCTTGTGTACTCAAATTACCTACATTTAAATTCATGTTGTTCATTGAATTAGCAACATTTGAACTTGCTTGTCCATAAGATGAACTCAAATTTGTAGCAGTAGTAGTAGCATCATTTGATACTTTTGAGCTTGTTTCAGATGACTTACCCGTTATTGTGTTCCATAAATTTGAAAACCCATTTTTAATACCATCCCAAGCTCCTTTTAAAACATTAGGAATAGCCTCTAAAATAGCACCAGCAAGAGCTTTAATAATATCCCACCCAGCAGCAATAATTTGTGGTAGCATCTGGATTACCGTGCCAATCAACGTCATAATGATTTGTATTCCCGAAGAAACGATGTTTGGCAAATTCTCAACAATACCATTAACCAAGGCCATAATAATTTGCATTGCTGCGTCTAGAATCATAGGTAAGTTTTCTACAATAAAATTACATAATGAATTTATAATTTGGACTGCTCCATCTAAAAGCTTAGGTATATTATCCATTAAACCTTGGATTAATGTTAGAATCGCGTTTAATGCGACAGGTAAAATTTGTGGCAATAATTGAGTAAGACCATCAATTAAATTCTGAAGAATCTGAATACCCGTATCTATAATTTGAGGTAGATTTTCCATTACAGAATTAACAAACGAATCCAAGATTTTTTTCACTGATTCAACTATTTTTGGTATATTTTGAATGATTCCTTTAACTATATTCAGCAAAAGTTCCATTCCCATTTTTAATAATTCAGGCAATGCACTTGCTATGGAGCTCAAAAATGAAGTAATAACTTCTAACGCTGAATTTATAAGAGACGGTGCATTTTGCCCCACACCTTGTACAAGACTTCCAATAATTTTCATACCTGAATCTATGATTATTGGAATCATTGTAGATATAGCACTAGCTAGTTTAGCAATTAATTCAGTGCCACTTTGCATAAGTTGTGGCAATTGTGAGGTAATACCATTAACAAGATTAGTGATAATTTCTGGTCCTTTTGTAGTTACTGTGTTTAATAATTGGTCAATTTGTGCTCCAAATTGATTATTTATTAATCCCAATCCAGCTATAACTAACCCTAATATAGCTGCAGGTCCTATAGCTGATAAAGCCACTTGCATGATAGTTCCCATTGCAGAAGTCATGCCACCTAAGGCTCCCATCCCAACAGAACTTGCCATGGATAAGCTACTTCCTATTTTAGGAATTAAACCTATCAAACCTGTTAATCCAGAACTAAACATTTTGAACGGTCCGCTTACCATACCTCCTAATACTCCTGAAAATGCTGAAAATCCGCTTGAAAGAGATGCAATTGCAGGAGCTGCTTTACTGACTACTAACGCGCTTCCCAGTACTGCAGCTATAGGTAATAGTCCTTGGATAGCACCTTTTAAAGCATCAATACTTTTTTTAGACAAATCAGTACCATTGATAAAATGGCTTAAAACATTTGTAGCAACATCTACTGCTGCAGATATTTTATCCATATTAAAATCACCAATTTTATCTGTTAATTTGCTGACTGCTTCTATCCCTACTTGAGATAGCTGATCAAAAGCAGGCTGTAATTTATTGGTGATTGTTTCCTTTAAGCCATCCATTGCTTGACCGACAGTTTTATATTCGGTAGCCATTTTTGAAAACGTTTCATTTGTACCAGTTTTAGTTATTGCATCAAAGAAATCTTGAGTAGCAATTTTTCCATCTTGAACCGCAGTCACCATTTCAGAGGTTGACATACCCATAGTTTTAGCAACAGCTGCAATACCTGCAGGAGTTTGTTCTAACATCAATTTAAAATCTTGCCATTGAACCATCGGTTTTGCAGCCATTTGTGTAGCTTGTTGGCTTAGCGTTGTCATCGCTTGTGTCGGATTTTCAGCTGCCGCAGCTAATCCACCAAACCCCATAACCAATTTGTCAGTATTTTTTATTCCTACAGCTGCTAATTGACTATATGTAGTAGCCATTTCAGAAGCAGAATAAATTGTTTTAGTGGCAAAGTCTTGTAGCTCTTTTTTTACAGATGCTATTTCATCTTTTCCTTTACCAATATTTTCCATATTAGCATTGAAAGTTTTCCATGTAGCTGAGCCTTGGTTCAAGTCACCTATAATTTCTTTAAATCCACCAGAGAGTGCTGATATACCTTTTTGAGCTACCGCGTATGCTGCACCAATACCTATGATTTTTTTTACTAAATCATCTGTTGCTGATCCTGCTTTATTGGTTCCTGAAACCATCTTATTTAGTGCGTTAGACGCTTTTGACCCAGCGCTATTAAACGCACTAGTTAACTTCGAACCTATATTAGTTCCTAAAGTAGTAATTTTTGAACTTATTTCACTAGCACTTGATCCAACAGCTTTAAATGCACTTTTAAAAGGCTGTGGTATTTTAGAAGCAACTGTCGAAAATGCTTTACCAATTATTGATGTTTGTTGTGATAGTCCAGCTCCCATTTCTTTAGCTGAACTTACAACCGCATTCTTGGCAGCAGACATCCCTTTTTTAATTGGTTGTGGTATTTTTTCACCGATTCCAGCAATTACACGTTGAATACCGCCGCCAGCTTTTTCAAATAATGCAACAGTTTGTGGTAAAACTTTAGAAACGCTATTTAGCATCGGATCAGCTAACTTACTCATAATTTGACCGACTTTTTGAGTAGTACTCATAGATCCGCTTTGTAATATGTTAGCAACATCATTCATAGTTTTATTCGCTATAGATGAAACTTTATTCATTGCAGCATTATATTGCGACAAATCAGCACCGATAACAGCGTTAATAGCACCTTCAAAAGCCATTTACTCACCTCCACTTTTTATTTTTGAAATAGTTCATCACTTCTTTTGCCTTTTCCACACGATTGTATGTTTCTTCCTTTTCGTTTGTCGTAGCAAAAATAGATTTTATTTTGCGTTCAATTTTTTCTTTATCAAATACTTTTTTTATTTTTGGCTTCTTTGCATTCAAAACATATCTTAAAGTAAACGCATAATGGGCTTTTTGTTCTTGTTCATCTACACTTTTCAAAGCTAATCCTTCTAAAATCGCTTCTAACTCCCACTTATAACAAGACATAATTAATGGAATATCCACTAATCCTTGCCTAGCACAATTCACTATGAGATTTCTTTCTTGATTCGATCTGCTAAATCTTTGACCGCTTTTGCTTGTTGCTCTGGATTTTGAATCTCTTCGGTCGGTTGTTGGCTCTTCAAGTAATCTGCTGCTTTCTCTAGATTGTTGATATATTTCTTCAATTTCTTCACGAAAAAACCAGAATCCAACATTTCTTGTTTAAGTGTTTCAAATACCATGCTGTATCCTTCTTCTTCATCTTCAAAAGTTTCCACAAAATCCTGAACAGACTTCGCAATGTCTTCATCTGTTACTTTATCTTTTGAAGCCAGCTTGATAATATCAAAAAGCGCATCATCATCTTCTTCTAGAACTTTTACAAAAAGAACACCTGCGCCATCATTTTGTGAGTTACCTTGAGCATCTTTTGTACCTAGCTTTTTATTAGCTTTAAATAACATTCCATAATTAAACTTAATTTCTAATTGTTTCTCTTTTAATTTAACTGCAAATGACATATATTATTTCCTCCTGTTTTAGCCATTTTTATAGCTTCTATATATTTTATAGTTGCTTTATCTTTAGCCATATTATCTAACCTATCTTCAAAAGGACTAGTATTAACATATTTTCCTTTAAAAAATAAATCTTTATCTTTTTCAGTTACACCTGCATTGTGTAATATTTTTGTTTCGTACCATTTATTGACTGGATCAGTTGGCCAGCAAAAATTTAATTCTTCATCGATTTTCGGGCCTATGTTAAAAACTAACATATTCCATAATTGAGCCCACATTTCCGCAGTCCAAATTTGAATATTACTGTCTTGGTAATTTAAATACTTGAATAAACGTATTGAATCACAATAAACCTTTTCCCAATATTCTTTTTTCGGATTGGTTATAACCCATTGAGCCCCACCTGAATTACTATTAATTGTTTCAAGTGATTCAAGATTGACACCAACTATACCGGACATCTCCTGCAATATTTTGTCTCCATTTTTGCAGCTACGTATATAATCAATATTTAAGTAGCCATTACAATCTGAACAGTACCAAACATCCTCTTTCAAATTAAACTTGTTGAAATTAATCAGTTCTCTAAAAATCACATCTGAGTCCATATAGAAGTATGTTTCTTTTTCCCTACTAGGGTCTTCTTTTAAATATTGCCACCACAAATAAGGTTTAATCGAAGGGATATAGCTTTTATCCCTTCGATTATCCTCATAAGTATGCACTGTTACACCATACTCTTCTTTAAAATACACAGGAATTGATGGATCATGTTTCGAAAAGAGCAATACGATGTCTTCAATTCCTACTTTTTTTAAGTTAGTAAGACACACTTCTAATTCCCATTTAAATCTTTGAATCGCAGGCTGACATAATAGGTATTTCATTTTAATTACCCTTGAGTTGTCGTTGTGGTTGTTGTAGGTCTTGTAGTGGTGGTTGTTGTTCCATTATCAATATTGCTATAATCACCAGTAGTTTCTCCTGGGCGTTGGAATTGATACAAACTTTCGACCATTGCAACGTCTTCGTCTGATAAAGGAAATGTTCCGTCTTGCAATTTCCCTACAATATTTAGTGTGTAGCTAATTTCAACTAAATCTTCTCCTTCAGCATATTCTAATTCGTCAGGGATACCATAACCAAATTTAGCTGGATAAGCTTTAGTTCCGGCGCCTTCTTCTGTTGCAAGAGTATCGTCAACAACAACTCGCCATACTTTAACAGAATGTCCATTCTTTTTGGCTTCTTCAATAACATCAATTGATTCATCATCGGGAGCAAAGTATTGTGTCAATTCAATACTATGTTCATCAGTTGACTTTAAAATGATACGCCCCATTTTTGTTTGTTCATCGATGTTGTCACCGCCGATAGTTGTAGTACCATCTGTTTGAAACGCAGGCAAGAGAGCTGGAGATCCAATTGGTACTTGTGTGCTTTGAATAAAGTACCAAACACGGTTTCCTCTAATAGGTGTTCCTTGGAATTTTTTAATTCCGTTATTTACTGTTTCTGGCATATGAATTCCTCCTAAAAAATATAATCAGATATTTTAAATACGACATGATAAACTTCTCTGCCAATAGTGTTATCAGGTCTAATATTTGTACTAATTTTCTTTGTACGTAGAGCAGATTTGGTTTGATATATTACATCTTCGACTTTTGCTCTACTATTTACTGGATAAAATAAATCTATTTGTAAATCAGTGTTCACTATTGCAGCACCAAATTTTGCACTTTTTGTATCATCGTCAAAGTGATTGCCAATAACATAAAAAGGCTCAATAATTTCTGGCCCTGGAAGTTTATAGTAAATAGGGATTCCCGTTTTATTTAATTTTTCAGAAATCTCTTTTAAAAATTTAGTATTTGGGGCATGTTCCACTTCATTTACCTCCAACTATCTTTTGTAAATTCTTCATTAATGTTGGATATTCTTCTTTTACAGCAGGATACAAGAAAGGTTGAGCAGCCATGAAACGTGTTCCTTCTTCGATGAAAATTGAATAGTTAGCAGGCGAGTCTATACTTACACACATTCTGCTCATCATATATGAATATATATTGCTTCTTAACCATCCAGTATCTACCGGTGCTAATTGTTTAGCCCTTTTCTCAACTCTAAATCCTGATTTTTGTAGCTCTTTATGAATAGACTGTTCTGTTTTTTCTGTTTGCTTCTTAACACCCCGAACAAATGCCTTCAGTCCAACAATTTGAATAACTTTGCTCATGTTAATATCACAACTGTTGAATTGCGATGAAACTTAACATCAAAAATATTTTTAGAAATACCGTCTATATTAATTTCATCAAAGAAGAAATATCCCTGTAAATGAACTTTAAGTGCGTTCTTATTGTATTTTCCAAAGAAAGATATTTGTTCATCAAAAGAAATATTATGGATACTACAAGGTACTGTTCTAACTTCTTTTGAAATGGCTTCTTCTCCTAAATACCCTTCAGTAGTAATATTCTTGACTATTTTACAACGATGGTTATAAATCATGGTAAAAACCTCGCAATTCCTTTACCAGCTCTAATTTCAGGCTTGGTATACTCGTCTAAAATGTTCAAATATTCATCCAAATAACTCTTTTCCCAAGTAAAAGAACGACCTTCTTCGCTGTCAGAACTTGTCCCTTCACTATTTCTTTTGTTGAAACGTTTAATTGATACATCTCTCAATATATAGTTCAAACTATCAGGTACAGCATCGTACTTATCTGTTCCATTTTTTTGAGCATATTGATTCAAGACAGATAAAATACGTTCTTCACTGTCTTGAATCACTAACGTTAACAATTCATCTTGGAGCTCGTCAGAAATGCCTAACAAAACTTTGATTTCCTTCAGACGATTACCATATTCATTTTCTATATTTTCCATATTAGAAACCTACTTTACCCTTGTGTCGTAGTAGTCGTTGTTGTTGGTTTTGTCGTTGTCGTTGTTGTTTCACCACTAATTGTTGCTTCTACTACACCTTCTGGAATTTCAGGGAATAATGTTAAAGCATTCATAAACAATGATTCAAATGTTGCATTTCGTAGAGTACGTCCACGAGTCGCTGAAATAAAACCAGTTTCATCAACGAAGTCCACAAAAATATCACCTAAATCTGATGCCTTCATATCCAAGTATGCTAATACGATATTGTCAACGGCGGTAGAATAAACCTTTCCTTCTGGAATTGCGTTTAATACAATAACGTTTGTTGCACCTAGAAAGTTTTTCAATAAGGTCATACCAAATACATTAGATGCATCTGCTAAGACTTTTGTATCCCCTAAGTAGGTTGCTACATCCATAGGATTTACAAAGGAAACAAATTGAGCACCATCAAACTCTTCGAATGTACTTAGTTTCCCCCATGATTGTGCTAACGCTTTTTGTAACCCTTCAGCTGGAATTTTAGTAGGAGCTGTCCCTAAAAAATTAACAAATTGCGTTTTAATTCCACCTTGAATTTGGCGCAATAATTTTTCGTCAGATTGATCAATCGCAATAGATGCTCCATGACGAGCAATTGCTTCAGCAGTTACTGCACGGCGCCATTTATTAAATGTTACTGTAAATGATTTTCCTTTAGCTCGAGTTACTTTGGATAAAGGAATATCATCGCCTTCCGCAACATTTCCATCTTTTAATGACGTTGTCCATTTGTACATTTGAATTTTCATATCTTTAGATAAAGGTTCTAACCGTGTTACACCTAATAACTCTAATAATTCTTTGATGCCTTTCTCAAAACGATTCACAAAATCAATTGATTTAATTTCCCCTAAATCATCCATTTTTGTAAGGTCTGGTTCTGCCGCGAATAGTTGCAAATCCATTTTTAATAAACGTTCTTTATTAGTTTTTGACATATTTTTCATAAGTTATTCCTCCTAGAATAAATCTCTATTTTGAGCAATCATTCTTTGACGCTCTTTAGAGTCTTTAATTTGCATAATTTCTGCTTTAGTCATTTGACCACCATTATTGCCTACTCGTGTCTTATTTTTGCTAGCAAGGCGCTCGTTCACCTTTGCTTCTACAGCTTTATCCCATTCATCACGAAATGCCTTTACATCTTCTAGAATTTCTTCAGCTGTTTCTCCGGTAATTCTATGGGCAAAATCAGAAGGCATACCTTCTGATTTTAACTGATTTCCTTTTTCAACGAACAGTTGCTGTTTTTGGAACTCAGCCTTTTGTTTTTCAAACTCTTCTTTTTCTTTATCAAGAATAGCTTGTTGTCGCTCTTTTTCTGAAAGTTTCGCTAAACGAGCGGCTTCATTCTTTTGTTCTTCTAAATCTTTTTGCCAACGTGATTTTTTACTTTTGATAATCTCATCAACATCTTTATCGTCTTTTAATCCGAACTTTTCTTTAATTGAAGTCAGCTGTTCTTCATCTAGTTCATCGAGATTCAATGATTTTTGTTCGTCTTCATTTTGTTGCTGATGATTATCTCCTCCACCTGAACCATTTCCATTATCTGCAGCAAAAAATTGTAATTGCATTGGTAATAAATTACATGTTTTCATTTGACTTTCTCCTTCCATAGCTTTTATTGAGAATCAATGCTTGCTCATTTCCGTAGCTTTTTTTGTCATCCACGCCTGGACAAAATAAAAAGCCGTTTAAAACGACTCAACTTCTAATTCTTTGTAAATGTTTAATAATTTAGGAAACTGAATAGCAATCCAATCAACGATTTCTTCATTTCTTGGCCATTCTGCGTTATTGTCTAATCCCGATTCAAATAAAATAGCATGGATAATTTCATGGCGAATCGTACGATTTTCATAGACTTTCATGTCCTTCATACAATACGGATCATCTTCGTATAATGGTGCAATAAATATTTCTTTTGTCGTAAAATCAGCAATACCGTCGTTCCCTTTCATATAAGATTTATCTTCTTCAGTTACTTCTGTATAAATGGTGTATTCTACGCCTAACACATTAACTTTTGCTTTTTCTTTCATTACTATTTTCCTTTCTCAAATGCTCTTCATAATCAGAGTCAAGGTAATCATATGGATCTGGTGGTACTTCTTTTTGTTCGTAATGAATTCCTGTCTTAATCAGCATAATCGTTATTGCTAGTGAAAACCCTAAGAAAGGCATGCCAATAATTAAAGCAATAAATCTTAGCAACATTTTAAACATCCCTCAATTCTTTTTTACTTGGAACGATCGTACTTCGACAATTCACGTGCATCGGTGGTGCATTTAGACCAGGTTGAAAATCTGCTAATTTAAAGACGTCACCGTTTAGACCTTTGCATATTTCAGTAGTGCGATTGTCAATATGAGCAAGGTATTCATATTCAGTGAAACCAGCATCTATATAGCGTTTTGCCGTAGCATTATTGATAATATTCGTTCCGTCTGTACGAATGATCGCTTCAGCTCTTGAACGCGCTACATTGTATTTTTTCCTTAACTCCCTTGCCATTTCAGCAGGACCCAATCCTCTAACAAATCCTTTAACTAAAGTATTCCTCAAGTCATTAGCTAAATCATCTACATTTCCCCAAATGCTTTGCGAATAGTTTTTTCCATTGAATGGAGTATTCACTAATTGTTCTAAGGCAGGTAGATTTAAAGTACTCGCAGAATTTCCACCAGATATTTTTCTATATGCGTACTTCGCGACTTCTTTCAAATAGTCATTAAATGATTGTTCAAGATCACCGCGCATCACACCTAATTGATAAAGCAAGTCTAGCTGTAATGCCTCTAATCGAGTGACTTTTCCGGCTCTATATTGTTCATTTAAGCGTTTCAATAATTCCGGGTCTTTTTTAGCCGCTTTGAAATATTTTTTAGCATTCTCTCGATAATCACTTAAGTCCTCCCTCATGAGCCGTTTTTTTGCTTCTTGCATAGAGATTTTATTTTCTTTAGCATACTGAGCATAAAATTTATAAATCTCTTTCTGGATGCTCTGGCGATTTTCTGTGTATATAGATTGTAATTCATCGAAGAAATCTAAATCCGTTTTATCAACGTAAGCCATGATTTCATCCATACGCTTTATCCAATATTGCTGTGAAGTCATTCAATCAGCCCCTTAATTTGAAACGCCAGTCAGAATGCCAATAGTGAATCTTAAAGCCTGATTTTCATTAAACCCCTCATCTAAACATTTATCAAAAAGATATTTCCCTTGCTTAGCAATAAATTCTAAACTTCTTTGCGTTTCGAAAAATGTAGCTTCAAGTGTTTGATTATTCTCATTCATCTTCATTAATTCTTTTAGCTGCTTCTCGTTCATCGTCTTCATTCCCCATTTCATTCTTATTCACTTCAGGCCTTCGTGGTTCTGGCTTATCATTTGTTTCTTCCTTAATACGTTTTAGTTCGACATCGGGATTGACACCCGTTACTGTAGACAATATTTCAAATAGTGTTTCATCTGAAACTTGTCCAACTAATTGACTAGCTAATGAAACAATCTCGTTATCTGATTTAGGAACATTCGCAGTAAATATAATATTCGTATTATTAATATCATTGTAAGCTGTTGAATCGTTCCCTTTTATTTGCCAAATATTAATAGCTAGGCGCAATCGTCTCATCAAACCTTTTTCAAATAAGCGCTGTTGCATAACCCGCCGATTATCCGCAGCCATTAACTTGTATTTCATACTCTCACCTGATTGTGTACCACTGAAATTGGCATCCAATGTATCTGGTGTAAAAGTAAATCGTAAAATATCATTAACCAATCTTTTCTTATAAGTCTCTGCACCTTCTGAGTCATATTCTTTTATGAGATATTTTGCATCAGGTTCTGATCCGTTTGGATTTGGATTATCATCTAAAATCATTATTCGTGCTTTTTTGAAAGCTAAAGAAACAGCTAACCGTGAATTAGGAACAATATTACCATCTTCATCTAAGTCATTTTGAGCAGTCCCTGTGTATGGATTTCCTTTGATAAGCAAAATAGCGTCCATTGTGTCCTGCTGATAATTAGCTAACTCAGATTGAGACAAATCATAAGCATCAATTGAATCTAAAACAGGTTCGTATGCACCTGTACGGTCTTCATTATTTGCGAATTCATTAATAGGTACGCCATTAAACGCATAATCTTCAAAGTCTAATAATGTCAATCCCTTTTTATTCTGGTTGTCATTGACATAGATGTATAACATGTCAGATGTATAAACGTTTATAAAATCCTTACGCACCCCATCGCCATAATCTATTGAATAATAATAAACACCAAATAAAGAATTACTGTCAGTCGTATCATCATATACAATGAATGTCTGCTCTGGGTTTAATTTAACTAGTTTTACAAACGCTTGTTCATCTTGTAAAGCAATTGTTTCCAACTCGTAGGCTCTGCCATAGATTGACAAATCGGTTTTGATAAGTACGTTGTGATAGGCTTCGTTGTTTTGCTTATTGAAGTCATCGATTTTTTCTTGCAGTTCATCATTTTCATTTTTGTACTGGACCGGCTGTCCCAACATATAGCCTTGCTCAAAAATAGTGATATATCTAGCAAAATCACTTGCTATTCTATTGTCGGCAGCGTATTCATCAGTTTTTGGAGGACGATATTTGATGTTATTATCTGCTAAGTAATAGCGTTTAAGCTCTTTTAAACGTGGCACTTGTTCAGCAAGATGTCGATTAACAAATCTTTTTAGTTGAGTAATCCATGTTTCACTATCAAATTCTAGGCTTTCAAAATCTTCCTGTGCCATTCTAAAAACCGCATTCGCATTTTTATGATACCTGTGATTTCTTAAAAACGTTACTTCATTCTTTTTATTCACTTTTTCATCCCTTTCTTTATCCAAAGAAGAACTTGGCAGCGTCCATACGTTCCTCTAATGATTGTGGATTCTTCAAGCTTAAGGTCCTAAGGAGACTGGCCGCGCTGTCTGGTGCATCGTCATGTTCTGCATTTTCTGTATAGTCCAAAATTTCGGCAATGTACTCTTTATCTGTATCTTCTAACCAAATAATCAAGTGCCAGTACTTACGCAAATAAGTAGATATTTTAATAAATTTATTCATAGATTCATGATATTCAGTAACAAACTGACCGCACTCACGTAAATTCTTAGCTAAGTACCCTTTGTCTCCGTTCGTTTCTGTGTGGAAAGTTCCTGCCTGGTAGTGTTGATGCAGTCGCAAAATTTCAGGCAAGCAATCATCCACATGTTTCTGCCACTTTCTACCATATCCAATAATTGTTCCATCCTTTTGTTCTTTGAAGATGGTAAAGGCTGTGCTGTCATCGCCACCATAAGCCGCATCGACGTGTGCTACACCGTTATAAATAAGATTAATGCTGTCGGTATAGGTTGGCGCAGTAAATAGCGATTCACTGTCAGCGATATGTTTTAGCTCATAGTTTGCCGCAAATAATGATGGTGTCATCGCTTGTTGCAATGCTTGACGTTGTTCTTTGTCAATTAATCCTGTTTCGTAACAATCGAATTTCTTAACGTTAGGCATTTTAGATATAGCGTCTTCTTTGTGCCATGGTGTACCTGTGTTAATAAAACGACCACCGCGATTTTTAACATTCTGCAATTCTTGATACTGAAGTTTCGTCCTCTCTCGTTCAGCACGACTTACTCGGTCTTTAATGTTAACAATATCATCAGTGATAACGATATCCGCGTGTTTACCTGTTAATGAAGCATAAATCCCCATACCAAGTAATTGAGATGTTCCCCGGGTAGATGTTTTTAAGTTGGTATCTATTTCTGTTGTAGTCTCTTTCAAAAGCACCAATTCAACACCATATAATGCAAATACAAGCGTTTTAAAGTATTTGCTAGATAAAACCTTAGCCACTTGTAAAATAATCTCTACGACGTCTGTATCGGTCTTACGTAAGAAGATAATATTTTTATTGGGAAAAAGAACCATCAACAATGCAATAGCAATCGCCAATGTAGTTGTTTTAAATGAGCCACGATGAGCCAATAGTGTTTGATCGTCTTTCTCGAACAAAAAAGACTTTAACCAATCATTGTGCAGTTCTGCTAAGTCGGTAAACCCAACTAAATTTCCAAAAATTACCGGGTTCGTTTTGATTAAGTTCAAATATTTTCGCTTTTTAGGGCTCATGTAGAATCATCCTCGAAAAATTGCTCGATTTCGACTGCTGCATCGGAAATATTAAGCAATCCTGAAACCTCGGTTTCTCTTCGATCTCTCCATTTGTCTGGTTTTCTGTTTTTTAACCAGAAAATAGCCGCAGTTGGATTAGGGGCTACCAATTTAGTTATTTCTTTTGTAACAACTAGCTCTGTGTTTTCTTCTTTTTTCGGAAAGCTTAACACGAATGATATATAATCAGTGATTTTATTTGCTTTGTATCTGTCGTAAAAGTCTTGGTTTTGATACCACGAAAGCCATTGATGATCCTTTTTGCTTGAATTACAAGAACGACATGCAGGAACTACATTTGAAAAAGTCAACTCGCCGCCATTTTTTAATGGGTCAAGATGGTCTTTAGTCATCTCATCTGAATTACCACAATATGCACAACTGTAATTAAAATAAGCAAGTGCTGTTTCCCACTCTTCTTCTGTCAAAGATGATTCACCATTATGTCGTTTCTTTTGCCCGTTATCTGCCATTCTTTCTTTAGTAATTTCAGTGTATTCGTATCCTATAGCACTTTTAAACAAAGCATTTTCAACTTGTCTATCAACAACTTCTTTTCCTCTTTTTAAGGATGCCGAAAGTGCTGGAAATTTTTTTACCCATTCTCTGAAAGTTGAATAAGCTACCCCGATATTTTGGGCTATCTGCTTATCGATGAGGCCATCTCGCGCCCACCCTTCGATTTTAATTAACCCTTCGTCAGTCAGCCACTCTGTGTACTTTGCCATGACCTCACCTCCTATGTAATTTTATGTATAAAAAGAGACACCCAGCAAGTGGATGCCTCTCGTGAAGGATAGAAACATCTATTGACGTTTCCTAATTTATTTAAGTAGCTATGCTACCTATTGGCGTGACAGGATTCGAACCCGCATCTTATCTCACACGTAATCAGTTGCATTACCACAATGCTACACGCCAAACCAGAAGGAGCGACCTTCTAGCAATTGCTAATAAATCAAATTAACCTTTACACACTCTCGTCAGAATGTTTTCCCTTCAGGATGTAGCTTTCGCAGACTTTCACGGCTAAAATGATTATGTCACTGGCAAGGATTTGCACCTTGTAAGGTCTATATTCCACCACAGTGACCAATCAATCAAACACCAGCAAAAACAATTGATTAAGTTTATCCTAAACGTACCTAGCTGCTACTCTATGAGTTTAGGAATTGCTCTCGTGCGTAAGCAGCTGCCGCAGAGATCTGGTTAATGTTCTTATCGTCATATGATGGGATAGAGCAATATACCTAACCTCGACTAGTATGAATCAGGTAGTTACTACTGCATCCCTAGCAACTATTTGTGTCCCTTGCAAACCTGTAGAAAAAAGAGGAGGTTATTCACCTCACTTCATTTTATTGAGAACGTAAGTCTGCAAGTGACCATCGAAAGACAAAGTGAACGGTGACTAAACGAGAAAGTGTGTACTGTGTCCATTTCTTTGACTTTTGATACTACCATAATACAACGGATTTCGAGTTAAAAACCCTAAATAATCCCTAAAAAAACCCTAATTTTTTTGAACTATCAAATTTTCGTAATGGTAGGCTTCCGCAAATTCAATTAACGCATTGTCTTTCAGCTTTTCAATATTTTTAATGCTATAGCTTATTTCTTCCACTTGGCCAAACTCGTTTTCACGATATACTTTTATTGTTCTACTCAACTTAGCCATGCTGTATGGATTCGGTACACAATATGAATAGTATAATATTTCTCTCGAGACATCAGGCAACGATTTTAACGTATGCTCTATCGCTCTGACTTGCTCTCTACGTTGTCTAGCTGCCTCTATTGATAACTTAGACGTGTATCTAAATAAATGAACCATACTTTCCTCAGCATTATTTCTGTTACTATGGTGTCGCGGCATATCAGATAATATAGGAGATTGCAAATGTACTTTTACACCACTCATTCGTTGTAGGCTTCGACAATTTTTTAATAATCTACGAACTTTATCTTTTGTTTTTTTGTAATCTATTTCTGGTACCAACGTCATAGCCTTGACTCCTCCTATATGGTATAATATTTTATGTGAAACATACCATCATTAGGAGTTACTTAGCGGAAACTGAGTAACTCCTTTAATTTATGCAAATATACAAATGAAAGCTTATTCTTTGCTATTTAACCATTACTTATGATATTAATTATATTAAGAATAATATTCCAATAGTTATTCACTTCTCAGCCAGTCGGCGGAAAACGACTGGCTATTTATCTGGTAGAATATTCATCACTAATATGGTTTTAGTCAACCAGTGGTCGGTTGGCTTTTTTATACTTGATTTTTTATAATGGGTTTGGTATAAAAATACTATAAAAAATAAACTTAATATTATTTCTTACAGAACTACCTAGCGGAAACTAGGTAGTTTTTTTATACTATCATTTATTATTCTTCCAATGCCCATCCCATTAATTTACTCATTTCAAATACTACATTTCGTCTTACTCCAGTTGAAATACCTAGATAATTAAATTTTAAAACATCCCATTCTAAATCAGTTGTAACTGTTTCAACATGCCTAACATCTTCAAACTTCATTGTTTCACCAGTCGGTAGCCATATGATCAAACTTTTTGATTTTTCCATTTATTATCCCTCCACCTTCACAGCAAACACCCAATAGCGCTCATCAATTGCTTTGATTACTGATTCAGTAAGTTTATATGCTGAATCGTGCCAATTTGTTAGTTCTTCATACTCAACAAGTCTAGCATCAGTTCTACCACTAAAAAGTTGCACTAAATATTTATGGTCAATAACTACTTTATACAACTGTTCTTTCTCGACTTCGTAGCCGTTATCAATGGCGCTCATTAGTTTTACTTTATTTTTTGGAACTGTAAGCCAGCTCTCTATTTTTTCAGTTAAAAACGAGTATTCTTCATCATAGTACCGCTCTAACTGTCTGCCGATGAACGTCATGAAAACAGCACCAGAATTTAACTTAACATTACTGATTTGGCCTCTTAAACCATCAAGCCAATCTGCCACAAATTTCTCTTCATGTGAAAATATGACTTTTCCCTGTACTTTGAGTTCTTTTATGACCTCAATTGCTGCATTTACTCCATCGTCATAACCTCTTGACCATTCATCTTCTGCATCGCAGCCTCCGATATCATAGAGCGCTTGAATTAAATCTTCTTTTTCTTGTTTATTCATCGCTGCCCCTCCCAAAAAAGTCAACATTTCCTAGGATTTCTAATTCTCCATCTGGGTAAACATCTAACCAATCATGAGCACCAATAAAATTATTAAAGGCATTCAAACCTTTTGTTTTATGATGGTGATTTACTCCAAAACCGACTAATAAAATTTCACCTCGTAACGTTCGAACAACGTCATGATATTTAATTACTTTACCGTTCTTGTCTTTTACCTCTTCAACACAATTTTTGTAATTTTCATAACTCATTCCGCTTCCTCCTCAATACATTTAAACAAGCCCTCTGACTTCTTTAATATTTCTCTTTCCCTTTTATATACATTTTCTTCAAAGAAAGCTTTTGCTTCTTCGTTATTACTTATGTCAATTTCAATATATTCATCTTTGAAAGCTTCTTTAAAGCTCATTCTGCGACCTCCAATAGCTCCGGGTTCTCGTGAATATTTCCGAGTATTTCTAAAGAACTAGTTCCATCAAAAGTATTAGAAACATCAATAAAATCATAGTTGTCATCTGGTTCTATTCCATCGATAAAAAATTGATAACAGTCTCTTTTAACGATACCTAGGTAGCTATATTCTCCATCTCGATACTGAACAATATCACCCTCAAAAATTTCAACGCCGTTCTTGTCTTTCAAGCCTGTTGATTGCATGAGGATCACATCTTTAAATTCTCGTGTCAACGTATGCCTATTCTCATGATCTCCATTATCAGCCTCAAGCCAAACTGTTTTTTTCTCAAAGTCAATTTGATTAACTTTCATCATTTTTTTATATTTCTTATCCCACGCTCTAAACTTTGGAATCATCTTCTTCACTCGCTTTCCGCTTAAAAATATAAATTTATATGTTCAAAGACATCTCTTTTTTTACTAGTCGTGTAGTTGTCAAAACGAACGAACAGCTCTTTCTTTACATTATTTGTTAAAAACCTGACAGAATATCCATACTTAATTCTGCTTATTTCAATGGCATCTCTGCATATTTTTCTCAGCTCATTTTTCGATAGTTTAACTCTAAAACCTAGCACTATATCAGCATCACCATTCACGGTCTCTGTCTTAGCGGACCAATCGTCATTACAATAATGCCCATAAAATTGCCAAAGTTTATCATTATCTAACTCAAGCAAATTTATTTGCTCATTCATCTTATTCACCCGCTTTCATAAATACTAACCAATGTGTTTTTGCTCTTTTATTGCCGTACAATGGCTCACAATCAATTGTGCTTAATATTTCAGATAACTTGATTTGTTCCTCGTTCCATTTAAAAACTAACGTCCCATTGGGCTTCGAAACCCTCATACACTCATGAAAACCTTTTTGTATATCTTCTTTCCAAGTTTTCTCGTTTAGCTTGCCATATTTTTTAGCCAACCAGCTGTTATTACCACACCTCAATAAATGCGGAGGATCAAATACAACATGATAAAACGAGTTATCTTCAAAAGGCATCTTTCTAAAATCTGCAACTAGATTAGGATTAACATCGATAACATGCCCACTGTCTAATTTTTCGTAATGTTCTCTGTTGTCCATAAACAAAACTTGTTCGTTTTGCTTATCAAACCAAAACATTCTGCTACCACAGCAAGCATCAAGTATTCTTTTCATAATTTCAAAGGAGAAAAAGCTTTTTAATGCGGCCGCAAATCTCCGCTCCTTTCTTATAAATTCACTGGCTCTTTTTTATAACCAGCATCAATCAAAATACTTTCAATTACATAAAGGTCTGTTTTCTGCTTTAAACTAGCCTTAAATTTCTTCGCAATATTTCTAGCTTTGTCTAAAGAAACGACTTCATATGTTTTAGCCAATACATCCGCAATTATTGCGGATGTTGGCGTGTAATAAATCTCCAGCAAAATGAACACTCACTTTCATTTCATAAATCTAATTTAAATGTTCAGCTTTATATTCCCAGAATTTGCTTCTAGGCATTCCTAACGCTTCTATGATTGCATTCACTGAATAACCAATCCATTGCAAATACAAATATTCTTGAATGGTGAACTTGTCTTTATCAATTTAGTTGATTGGTTTAGATTTATCCATTGTTTGCTCACCAATATCCTTACCAAATAATTTAATTTGACGATAGACCATGCTTTTGGGATGTTTATACCAGTCTGGGTTTTCATTCATTAACTTAAGCATTTCTTTTCGCTTTTGCTTTTTTTCAGCTTGAATACGTGCTATATCTTCAAAAATTACACTGTTCATTTCTTTAACCTCCTAGAACGGCAGATCATCATCGCTAATGTCGATTGAATTACCTGCACCTGCAAACGGATCCGCATCTCCACCAAACGACATTTGTTGGCTGTTATTTTGCTGATTTAAGCCTTTGTTTTGATTTGTGGTATAATTACTCTCGAAATTGTTTTGAACGCTTGTACCGCTATTCTGTGAAGTCTGAATGCTATTTCTATTCTCGTTGGCGCTTTTTGATTCCAATAATTGGAAACTCTCGCAAACAACTTCAGTCAGATAGACACGTTGGCCTTGCTGGTTGTCATAATTACGAGTTTGAATTCTTCCAACAACTCCTAATAATGTTCCTTTACGAGCATAATTAGCCATTGTTTCAGCAGGCTTACGCCAAATTACACAGTTGATAAAATCCGCTTCTCGTTCGCCGTTTTGGTTTGTAAAGTTACGGTTCACAGCAAGAGTAAAGCTTCCAACTGCAGAACCACTTGCGGTGTAGCGTAAATCTATATCTTTCGTTAAACGTCCAACTAACACAACTTGGTTTATCATATTGTCACTCTCCTAATAATTCTTGTTTTTGTCGTTCTAATTCAGCTAATTCTTCAGCTGATAAAGGCACATCTTCTTGCATTCCAGTCCAATTTGGTAACTGCTCTTGTCTCACTGGCGCCTTAGAATACGCAGACTGTTTATTTGTTTGAGATAAATCATATTCATCGTTATAACGATCATCACGGATCCAACGAAACAATTCTTGTGGATGGTACCAATCGTTTAATTTAATATACGCAAGATAGTCTTTATATCCTTTTTTAAACGACTCTAAATCTTCTTCCGTCTTGAACTTCTTTAAAAATTGTTCTCTAGCTTTTTTCTTGTTGGTTTTCTTTGGATAAGTTTTCCAAACTTTTTCGAATAATTCGGACATGGTTGAGCTTGGCTCAACACTATTCTTTTTATTCAATGTATTATTCTTTGTATTATTAATTAATGTATTATTCTCTGTGAAGTTTTCTTCACCAGGGGTAGTGAAATTTTCTTCACCACCCTCGTGATGATTTTTTCCATAGGTGATGAAATTTTCTTCACTAGGGGTGTAGAATTCTGTATCAGTTGGAAAAGGCAATATATAAATATGTCTACGATCTACAATTTTGCTATCTGGTTTGTAAAAGACTTGTATCTTTATATATTTTCGTTTTTCTAATTGCTTCATCCATGATATGATTGTCCGTTTGCTAACGTTGTATAGGCTGGCAAAGTATTGATTTGTTGCCCAACAGTAGCCTCTTTCATTTGCTAATGCTGTCAGCTCTCCATATAATAGCTTTGCATTCCCATTTAATTGGTTATCGTAGCGGACAATGGCTGGAATGATAGCATAAAAGCCTCTATGTTCATTCACTGGTTACCCTCCTATATTTAATTTCTTGCGTTCTTCAATATTTAGTTTGACTGGTTTTATTTGATACTTATTCAAAAAGTTCTTAGTACCAATACGATGTTCTTCTTGGTGATGGAAACGGCAACCTGCATAAAAAGTAAAATTTTCATGGCTGATTTTCTTACGATTGCGACCCATTCCGACAACTTCGATATGACAAACGTCAGCATGCTTACCGCAAATACAGCACTTACGATATTTCAGGCAGTAATAAAACCATTTGTTATTTTCAAGCAAGTATTGGTATCTTTTTTCCAGTGGTATATCGTTTTTCAAAATGAACTCAATCAAGAAACCGATCCACTCAGTCGCTTCATTCTTGGTAGCTCTACTATGTTCAAAATAAACACCACTCTTAGCCTCGTAGTAGTATTTCAAGACACTTTCAATCCATTTAGGTTCGTCATAGCTCCAACGTGCTACATCGGCTATTAGAACGTGAGAAAGTGCATTCTGTTTTTGAGACATCTGTCGATTATCTAAGAATTCAACTTTCGCTAAATTATCATCGTTATTAGCCAGAAGTTCGAGAAAATTTGAATTTATTTCATCCTCAAATTCGATGGCCAACATATTCCCTTTATGTTTTATGATTTTCCCAATCATTCAATCACTTCTTTTCAAAATCATTTGCAATCGGAGGATTTGCCTCGTCAAATAATTCTGTTTGTTCTTCATCGAGTTCGTTTTCACTTTGTTGTTCCACAGTAGGAACTTCAATCTTTTCTAACATTTCTTTCATACGCTCAAGAACTTTAGTTTTTACGTTTTTTAAAGGTACGTTGTTAATCTTGCTGTGCAACTCTTTAAACATATTTTCATGATTTTCAGATTGTGTAGCAAGTTCTGTAATACTACTAATTAATTCATCTTTTAATTTTTCTAAATCTATTCCTTCGCTACTCCATTCATATATTTTTTCGCCTACTTCTTTTGTTATTTTAAAAGGCATATTAAACATATTTGAGTTATCTTTTGTAGCTTCCGCTATGTGGTCCTGATCAATACGTAAAGCGATAGCAAATTCATATTCCAAACTATCTTTTTGATCAGGTTTCAACCCTAGTTTTACTACTTGTGTTTTACCTTGTTCATTTTTTTCCATGTCGTAGGCTTGCTTACTTCTAGACGTTCCAATCACATACATTGAATTTCCTGTTACTAACTTAAGAAATTCTTTCTCTAATGGTTTTACTTTATTCCAAGCCAACATTTGATTTTTAGAGTTGCCTCTCTGATGGTTTTCTACTTGTTCTAAAATGCCACCTTCACCACTCCAAGCATGCGTTAGAGAATCGACTATAACCACTTCAACCCCAGCTTGTTTGAATAAATTAAAAGCCTGTATATATCGCTGTACAGTAAATGGTGCTTCAAAATCAATATGCAAAAATTCCCCTATGTCGACATTTCCAATGGTTGAATCAGCATATAACAACGATCGTTTGTGCTCAGTGTCAATGACACCTATTTTTTCCCATTGTTCTTGTTCTGATAAGTCTGAATGCATTTTTTCAATAATTCCTTTAGCAATAAACAACGCACTTACTGTTTTTCCACTACCACTTGCGCCAGTTATCATGATAGGAACTTTTATTTTTTCGCGTTTAGCCTTTTTTATTTCCATATTGAAACCTCCTATCTAATTCTCAAACTCTTAGTTTGAACTAATTCTGCACCTTTGATTTCCCCATGTTTCAGTTCTTCTTTCAAAGCTGTTTTATCAACTTTGGGAGGTTGAGGAATTAAAAAGCCAATAGGAATTAATTTTTCGTCTATAATATTCACAGAAACTGGATTGTTTTGAATTCCTACATTGAATAATTCGCCCTTGATTTTCGTTTTGCCGACCTTTTCCATTTCATCTTGCAGATATCCTTTTAGGTTCTTTACATTGTTAGAAAGCGTTGTTTTTCGTGACTGTAGCCGTTTGATTTCTTTTTCAACAATAGATATGTTGCTCTCAAGTTCTTTAACTACTTTTGCTGTGTTTTCTACTTTTAAATCGATTGAATCGCTAATACTATCTAACGTATCTTTTAATGTTCCATCATCAAGCTCTTCAGCTAATGACAAAACTTTTAAATAATCGTTGCTAAGTTCATAAAGTGTTGCCACGGCTATCTTCCTCCTCGTCATATTCCCATTCTGGTTCGATTTTCTGTAATTCTTCTGACGGCTCTGTTAAAAATTGATCTAGCGCATCTGCTTCACTACGATTCATTCACAAGACCTCGTTTCTGTGATATAATTTTCTTAGTATATTTTTGTATGCGACTTATTGCTTGCCGGCTTAAGTCGCTTTTTTGTCGTCATACAACACCTCTGCGCTCTTTTTGTTGTGCAATGTATATTTTATTTTTTTGTTGCTGGTACCATAAATCAGCAAGTTTTTTCGTTTGCTGTAATTTTTCTTTCCTTGTCATTTATTTACCTCTCTATCTTCAAGTGCCAGATCATAAAACAATGTCCAAATGATGAATAAGCCGATATATACATTTTGGATAATCGGATTAAACTTTCCGCCTACTAGCAGTCCTAGTCCGAATACGATTAGCAATACTGCAATTCTTCTTAAGTTATAAATTTTTCTCATTTCATTTCTCCTTAAATATGCATTCTATTTTGAATCTCTAAGTATCTTAAAAATTCGAGTTCTTTTTCAATTTGATATGCTTTTCCTTCGGTCAGTTGTTCTGATTGTCTAAGCGCTGCTCTATCATCTTGTAGCTGTTTACGCTCTTTTTTGATTTGGTTGAGTATCCAGCTTTCTTGTTCAGTTGTATAAGCCATAATATTCTCCTTACGCAATGTCGTTTAAGTCAAAACTCATTTGTCTTACAACTGTTTTTGTGGCTGTAGACGGCTCCCAGTCATTGATATACTCAATTACCATTGGATAATGTTTTTCTCTTAATTGTGATCGGGTACCCACACCTGTGATTTGCTTAATGCCTGAATTAATATCTTTGTATAGCTTGCCGCGCTGTTCCTTTGTGATTTTTCCAAATCCTCTTGCTACTTCTGCAACTCTCTGATGAACTCTACGTGATAAGTAGCTATAATCATCTGCACCGATTTTTTGATTGTCTTTTAAGTCGGCTACTTCTTTTTCAATTACATCTACACGCTCATTTGTTTCTTCATTTGCTGATAAAGCAAGCATCGCTAGTTTTCTTTGTGAGGTTGGAAGTTTAGGCTGTTGAATTTCTTTTTCCATTTGATTAAAAGCCTCAATATATTTCAGTTTGAACTGCAATGCCTTTTGACCAGTAAACCCCATTGCTAACAAAGTGAAGCCGTCGCGATTCATAATAACTTGGCGATAAGATTGTTTGTTTTGTGGATGAATGTAGGTATCTTCGTAAAATAGGTCGGCATAATTTTGTGCCACCCCCTCTTTTAATTCATCAATGGCTTTTAGAACAACTTTGTGTTCTTTTCCGAAAGTTTCTGCAACTTGTAAACTACTTGTGACCGCTTGTTGGTCTTTCATAATTACTAAGTTGTTCATTTTATTTTCCTCCTTTAAATCTCAAAAGTTTCTTTTAAAAATCGTTGTAACTCAGATCGTTCTATTCGTATATCCTGACCGCTCCATTGCTGCACTTTTAAGCCTTTTGAAATCCAACTGCTTAATTTTTCATCGCCGATTTCTAAAATCTTCTTTACCTGAGATTTGTTTGGATAAGGCGGCAATTCAATAATCTTGGTCAACAAATTTAAACGTTTTTCAACCTCTTTTAAAACGACAAAGGTAATATTATTAGCTAATTCATCTTGAATTACCTCATCAGGTATATTCAGCTGCATATACTACACCTCCTGTTTTGTCTCTAATTTAATATCAAGAAGCTCTTCAATTTGTTTTAAACGTTCAACTGGCTTACGATTTTCTAATAAAATATCTTGAAGATATGCCATCGAAATATCCATTTGACGTGCCAGTTCTCGTTGACTCCAATCTTTATCAATCAGAGCGTGTGCGACTTGTTTCTTTAATGACATTTGTGGTTCCCTCCTATCGATTGAATATTTTCTCCACTTATATTCTTTTTACGCTTGACACAAAAAGGAATATAAGCTAACATGTAAGCATAAGAAATACAGCACACAAAAAGCGAGCTTTACTGATGTCCGGGAAGACTATTTAGTTTATGCTTACGATTTTTGTATGCCATAAATATCTTGCTTACATGAATACTATAACGGAATAAATTCCTTATGTCAACTAATTTTTAGTTTTTTTTCCTTATTTTATTTTGTAAAGCTGTGAAAGGTTGATAATAATGGGTTTAGTACAAAGAATAAAATTGTTATCTGATGAAAAAAAGATGTCGTTTGCTGAGTTAGAACGAAAACTAGGTTTTGCCAATAGCTCAATCAGAAAATGGGATGAACGGACTCCAGGTATCGATAAGATTCAAAAAGTAGCCGATTATTTCGATGTGTCGACAGACTATCTTCTAGGGCGTACCGAAAAACGTCGTTATTATGATTTAACAGAGAAGGACGAACGTGATATACAAAAAGAATTAGAAAAAATTATTGAAGACATGGGTAATTCAGAAGCTATTGCTTTCTCAAAAGACACAGAAGAACTATCTCCAGAAGCACGCGCTGCTATTATTTCTTCTATAGAGGAATCTTTACGTATTGGCAAAGCTCTTGCGAAGAAAAAGTTCACTCCGAAAAAATATCGTGATGATTCCACGGTAGATTAGGAGGTGTCTTCTCATGCTTTTATCTGATGTACCCTATGCTATTGAAGAATTAAAACAGAAATATGGAACCAATGATCCGTTTGAAATAGCCGAGAAAAAAGGAATCATTATTCTCTATGGCTATTTTGGGAATGAAGTGTATGGGTTTTATAATAAATTCCGTAGACAAAAGTTTATTCATTTAGATGCTGAATTAGATGATAATGAACAAAATTTTGTCTGCGGCCATGAGTTATTTCATGCTGTCTTTCATCCAGATGAAAACACGGCAAAAATGACAGCAAACAGTTTTTGCTCGACTTCAAAAATAGAAGCACAAGCAAATTGTGGTTCTACTTATCTTCGAATTGATGGCACCCATATGAATGAGTTGTATATTCCGACTAAACAAGACATACTAAACTTTTATGGTCTCCCTCCAGAAATGGAAAGGTACTTATAATTTTTTGAATGTAGACGAACATGAGTTTTTGAAAGGGGTTTTATACATGGCAATGATAAAACAGTATCAAAAGAAAAACGGGGAGAAAGCATGGTATTTTAAGACGTACCTTGGAATTGATCCATTAACTGGAAAAAAGAGGTATACAACTAAGAGAGGTTTTCGAACGCAGAAAGAGGCAAAAATTGCCCTTGCGAGACTAGAAGTTCTAGCTACAGATAAAGAGTTATTGAAAGAGACTAGTTATACTTTTGCGCAGGTAAAAGATATGTGGATGGAACAATACAAACCTACGGTAAGAGAAAGCACCTATTTACGTGTTAAGTTTTTATTTGATAAAAACATTTCAGTTTATTTCGGAAATAAAAAAATCCAAAGCTATAACATAGCTTACTGCCAAGAAACTATTAATAAATGGAAAGAGCAATATTCTACCTACAAAGCTTTAAAGAGTTATACATCTGCAGTTTTTGATTATGCGAAAAAGATGAAGCTTATTAAAGATAATCCCATGAAAGAAGTGACTTTTTCAAAAGGTGATCGAAAACGTAAAAAAGATAAAATAAAGTACTTCGAAAAAGAAGAATTACAAAATTTTCTTAAATGCTGCCAAAAAGACAAATTTCCTTTAACTTATCCTTTATTCAGGATTCTAGCTTTTACTGGAATGCGAAAAGGAGAAGCTTTAGCTTTAACTTGGGATGATGTGGATTTTTTTAATAAAACGATTGAGATTAATAAAACAGTCGTAAGAAATTCAGATAATAAATTAGTCACCACGCCCCCTAAAACAGATACATCTAACCGAAAAATTTCACTGGATGATGAAACGCTTAATACTTTGAGGGATTGGCAAACTCAACAAAAAAGATATTTACTTATACATGGTCAACATGTTAAAACAAAGGAACAAATAATTTTTTCTTCTAAAAATAATAACTACATCGATATAACCCGACCAAATACCGTTTTGTCTCGTATCTGTAAAGAATATGATTTTAACGACATTACAATACACGGATTTCGGCATACACATTGTAGTTTATTATTTGAAGCTGGCTTATCTGTTAAAGAAGTACAGGAAAGACTAGGACATTCAGATATTCACACAACAATGAATATTTACACACATGTAACTAAAAAACAAAAAGAAAGGTCTGCCGATAAATTTGCAGCCTATTTAAATTTTTGAAAAGTATGGTCAAAAGTATGGTCAATATAATTAAAAAAGACTAAAAACCTTTAGCATCAAGGTTTTCAGCCTATTAAAAATCGATATAATTATTTTACTGTTATGATTTTTGTACTTTTTGACGAACTCTAATTCTTTCTAGACGCTTTAATACCGGTATTTCTTTAGTTTATTTTTTCTGACAAGTTCCACTTTTTCATAAAAAGTATGGTCAAAGTATGGTCGTTTTATTAAAATAATACTTTTCTTTATAAAATCTTTATTAAGTGATAGAATTGACTTAAATTAATAAGCAGGAGTGTATGTTATGGATTGGAAAGAAGTTGGAAAAAAAGCGTTAGATGTTAGTAAAAAGGCTACTGAGAAAAGTATTGATTCGTTCCAAGAATGGAAAAATGATCCAGAAAGAATCAAAAAAGCTGAAGAAAGAAAAAAAACAATCGATAAGAAACAAGATAAAAAAGCACCCATGTTTCATAACGGGGTTCACTGTCCTAAATGTCGTAGTATGAATGTAGAATTTATGCAAAATAACCGTAAAAGTTTTTCTGTAGGTAAAGCTGCAGGTGGTGCAATTTTAACAGGTGGCGTGGGTACATTGGCTGGATTCGCTGGAAAAAAAGGGAAAAATCAATGGCACTGCAAAAATTGTGGAAACACATTTACTTCAAAAAAATAGGAGCACTGCAATGGCTAAAATAAAACATAGAATAACAAAAAGAAAAGAGCAAATTAGATGCATTTTCCACGACAGAAAACCAATTCAAAAACGAATTGCACTGTGGATAGTACTTTCAATCTTAATATTAGATATAGTATTTCGTTTCGGCGTTTTCAAATAGTTGTGTTTTTAATCCAACCTAAAAAGGTTGGATTTTTTTATGGACCATACAGGACTCGAACCTGTGACCGAACGGTTATGAGCCGTTTGCTCTAACCAACTGAGCTAATGGTCCTGAAAAAATACCTCTTAAATAATAAGAGGTATTAATAAATTACTATTTGCATTTATGAGACTTATGTTTTGGATCAATCCTGTATATCACTAAATACCCGTCTTCATTATAATAACCAAATACCCTAAATGGATTTTGGTCTTTGCCATAATGATAAACTTCTCTTTTGATCCCATTAATTTCAACTTCTTCATAATTACTTCCTCGGCCTTTGGTCCGCAAAAATAATTTATCGACCTCTGTAATTGATAAATTTTTTCCTGCTGTTTCAGCTATAAATTTATCTAATTCTTTCAAAGAACCTTTATCCATTTTTTTGAAGCAGTATTTATTGTCCAAACACTCTTGAATACAAAATCGAAATTTCATTGATTTTCTATCTAAAAAAGAGCCATTTTCTACAACTACATCTCTTGTTAATTTCTTCGCCAACTATTAGTCACCTACATATACACTTTTATAATAATTAGCCATGTCTTCTGTAGATATTTTTTCCCTACAACTATCTCCTTCTGAAACCCCAGCTCTTAATCTTGCTTGTTTCCAAGGTAATTCTGTATGAGTCAATGCTTCAAGCTCATTTGCTGACTTATCACCATAAGTAATCCAAACTGATTCTAGAACATCCACAGTTTGATTATCTATTGCAGCAGGTGAAGTACATTTAGGAATAGAATTCCATCTATATTCTCTATATTTATTATACAATTCTGGAGAAACAGGTCCATGCGCCCAAGCCTGAAATTCAGAATCATCTATTATGCTGTCATCTAAAAGTGCATTGTTCCACGCTTGTGCATAGTAACAAAGTTTTTGTAACTTTTTAGGAGTCATTGACTCTTTATTCAAAAACCAATCAGCTATTTCAAAAATACTATATTTTTTATTCATACTAGCCCCTCCTTAACACTTATAATATAACATTTAGCTACATTATATGCAATAAAAATATAGCATACACCCCTTTGGAAAACGGCATTAAAACAAGTTTAAGAAGTTTTTTTCACTTACAAACACGTAAATATGCCTAATCATAAGCTGGTTATCATATTTGTTAATTTTAATTAAATAACAAAAAAGAGCCACCTTGGGGGAGGTGGCTTAAGAGAAACTTAATAAGTGTATTCTTATTTTAACATTAGAACTATCAATAGTTCAATGTTTGACCAGGATAAATTAAGTTAGGATTAGCTAATCCGTTCCGTTGTGCTAAAGCTTGATAAGTCGTGCCAAGTTTAGCCGCAATACTTGATAAATTATCACCATATTGGACTGTATAAGCGTTGCTTACTGCTGATCCATTGACTTTTAAAACTTGGCCAGGGTAAATCAAATTAGGATTAGACAATCCATTTAGCGAAGCTAAGATTTGATAGTCTGTTCCATATTGATACGCAATGCTGGATAATGTTTCACCATATTGAACTACGTGAGTAGATTCTGGTTGTTTATCAGGAACAGCTGTTGCATCTGGCAATAATTCAATATCGCCTTTGCTAATCCATGACAGGATACCTTCTAACAATACTCTGCTTCCAGTTACTTCTTGTACTTTATAGCTGTTTCCTTTTACCCAATCTGGAATAGCTTCGCCTGTTGCCCAAGCATCTACGTTAAATTTCACTTTGACCGTATCGCCAACTTTAACATCAGAATTCGGTGTTTTTTCGATTTCTTCACCTGCATCTGTTGCTGGCGTGTCCGTTTCTGGCTTATTGGTATCTGTGTAGCCATTATCAGTAATACCTGTTAAGTCTACGTTACCATCTAACCCACCAGTAATATAAGCGGATGTGAATTGCCAAATGCCAATACCATCCATGCTTGGGAAATAAGCATACAATGGATTTGGTGACACACCATCAATAGGATACGCAGCAATCCATAAAGAGTTAGGAAACTCTTTGATGATTTGTTGATAGTTTACATGATTTAGTGTAAATGGCTTATAGCTGTAATACATTGGAGTATAGCCAGCCTGTTTGATTCTGCGCATACCGTACAAAATTGTCTCTGTATTTGCTGCTTTTTCGGCATCTGAACTTACATATCCTCCATATCCATCTGGAACACTAGCCAACGCTCCATGTTCAAAATCTAATGC